ATGACCGTGAAAGAACTATAACACAACATTTGATTATGTGTTAGACTTTGTCGCATGGAGTCGAAATTGATTCCAAGAAAGGAGACACGATGAACTTGAAGCAGTATTTCAAAGATGAACCGCATGGCGCCAAGAAGGAGATGGCCGAGTATCTTGGCATCACCCCGACATGGCTTGGATTGTTGCTCAGAAAATCGCGACGGCCTTCTGCTGTATTGGCCAAGAAGATTGAAAAAGCTACCGGCAATCTTGTAACCGCAAAAGAATTGCGACCCGACCTTTTTGACTAGGAGAACAAATTGAAAAAAGTGAAATTGAATGACATCAAAATTGATGGCGGCACCCAAAACCGTGTTGCGATTGATCAAACTACTGTATATGACTACTTAGAGTGTATGAAGGCTGGGGATGAATTTCCCCCAATGGTCACTGTATTTGATGGATCAACACATTGGCTGGTAGATGGATTCCACCGGTATCAGGCATTCAAGATTCTTGGCATCAAGGAAGTCGAAGTTGATTACAGGCCGGGTACGCAGCTTGAAGCCCAGATCATGTCATTCGGTGTTAATGGTCGCCATGGGAAACCCAGAACGAATGAAGATAAACGCAAGGCTGTTGAAGCTGCATTGATTCATGAAATGTTGAAAGAAAAGACAGATTATGAACTGGCCAAAATATGTTCTGTTTCACAACCATTTGTTGCCGGCGTCCGTGATCCAGTCAAAAAGAAAAATCAATCTACAAGCAAAGAAAAGCATATTAAGGCTAAAGCTGAGAAGTTAAATCAGGAACAAAATACTAATCAGATTAGTATTCCAGAAAGTCCGACCGTTGATTTTAAAGGAGATTTTGGCCCAGACGAATTTGAGTTGAAGTCCAACGAAGAAGCCATGGCTGCTGATCTTATTTCGTGGCAAAAGTTGCTTGAGTCTGACGATAAATTGAATGATGCTTATGAAGAAATCAAAAGAGTGAATTTACTGAATGCACAATTAGAACTGAGGATAAAAGGCTTGATGAATGAAAAGAACGAAGCCGTCAAAATGGTTAAAGACTTGCAGCGCCAACTGGACAGAATAAACAAAAAATGACTATCAATAACCTAGCGCCAATTGAGCGTGATGATGGATTCCCAACTCCCCGTCCGTTTCAAATCGAAGCCCATGAGGCATTACGTCAAGGGTTTCGAGACGGCCATAAAAATCAGATCATCATGGCTCCCACCGGTGCCGGAAAAACCTATCTAGGTTTACGGATCTGTAATGAAGCGATACAGAAGGGGCGACGTGCAGTATTTCTGTGCGATAGAACAACCCTGATCAATCAGACCAGCGAGGTTGCCGACAGATATGGTCTGATTGATCATGGGATTGTTCAAGCCAACCACTGGCGCCGGCGTCCTGACAAGCTTCTGCAAATTGCCTCTGTGCAAACGATTGCCAAGCGTGAATTCTGGCCACAGATGGACGTTTTGGTAGTTGATGAATGCTTCCCCGGCGAAACCCTTATCTCAACCACAAAGGGCTTAGTCGAAATACGCAACATCCGTAGTGGCGATCTCATATACAATAGCATGGGCATTGGCCGAGTTGAATCCATCTTCTCAAAGCCAGCGACCAGTTTTGTAAAAGTGAGGACTACAGATGGAACAACATTCCGATGCACACCAGACCATCCTATATTTACCGGAATGGGATGGAAATCTGCTGGCACCTTGGGTGTCGGTGAGAAGTTATTTCGCATACAAGGTCTGCGGCGTCTGTGGGACGAAAATTTTTCCAAGGATGGAAAAGTACCCGAACGGGACGCCACGACCTCAAGCGGAATCACAGTTCAGGAATCGCATGACTTGTGGGAAATCTTGTGCAAAGAGGTTGAAGAATCCTATGCACAACGAATCCTCTCGGGAAAAAATGCGGGAGACCTTGCTCAAGATTGGACACAAGCCGAAGTTACGGGGAGGCAATGGTCGTGGGATGACTTACGAACAGCAAAGTGTTCTGAATGCGTTAGGACAGGATTCGGGATGGGTGGCGGAATTTGTTCTGACAACGAAGAAGTCAACCAAGGAAGGGTATCCACACCACTACAAGCTGGATTTGGCAAATGCTCGTTTGATGATTGCAATCGAATTGGACGGAAAGAGTCACTTCTGCCTAAAGAGGCAAGAGCAAGACAAAAAGAAGGATGCGTTACTGCGTTCTCTTGGGTGGAAAGTGTTGAGATTGAAGAATCAGGAAGTTCTGAGCTTGTGTACAACCTACGGGTCTCAGGTCATCCATCATATTTTGCAAATGGCATCTTAGTTCATAACTGCCATACGACGTACAAGGCATGGGTTGAGTTCGCGCAAGCCACCAATGCTGCTGTTATTGGCTTGTCAGCTACGCCATTCACGACTGGTCTTGGAAAGATATTTACAAATCTGATCAATGCCACCACGATGCATGAACTGACTCAGTCAGGGGTGTTGGTACCGTTCCGTATTTTTACCTGTCACAAGCCCGATATGGAAGGCGCAGAGACATCTGGGGGAGAATGGACAGACAAAGCGGCAGAAGAACGGGAATTGAAGATTATCGGGGATGTCGTTATCGATTGGATGAAATTTGCAGAGAACCGCAAGACGATTGTATTTGGCGCCACAATCAAGCACTGCGAAGAACTGGCCAAAAGCTTTATCAGTTCTGGTGTCATGGCTGCTGTATTCACTGCAGAGACGACAGCCAAGGAACGCGAGACATTGCTAAATGAGTTCAAGAAGAAGGACAGCATGTTGAAAGTTCTGATCAGTGTGGAAGCTCTGGCCAAAGGATTTGATGTCCCGGATGTTGGATGTATCTGCGATGCACGGCCATTGCGTAAGTCATTATCAACAGCAATTCAGATGTGGGGGCGCGGTCTCCGTTCTTCACCCGGCAAGAAGGATTGCTATCTGTTGGACTTCTCCGGCAACATCGTTCGATTCTTCGAGGATTTCAACGAGATCTATTTTGATGGTCTGAATAAACTTAATGAAGGTGACAAGCTCGATAAGACCATTCGAAAGGCAGAAGAGTTTGAGAAAAAAGGTTGCCCAAAATGTGGATACCATCCGTTTCACAAGCGGTGCATGGCTTGTGGTTTTGAACGGGTAAGCAAATCAATCAGCACGGCACTCCCCGGTAAAATGCAGGAAATATTTATTGGGGAAGGAAATAAAAAAAAGAAGCTGGCTGATAACGCTGAACATCTTTGGCATCAGCTCGTGGCTTATGCCAAGCACCACAGCACGCCTGATAAACAGCAAGGTAGGGCGTGGCATCTTTTCAAGAAGATTGCCGGATATGAAACTCCATGGAAATTTACGACAGCTCCAAAAGTTGAGGTTACAAAGAACGTCCACAACAAAATACAGCAGATGAATATGGCTTATCGTAAGGGGATGGGAAAATGAGCTTCATTGACTTTGCTCGCGCCCATGGCGTTGATATTGATAACTCCCAGCTCTACCCATCCGAAAAAATTCGCAGGACTGGTACTATTGAGAAGCCAAAATCAACCAATGGCGCCTATTTTTGGGATGGCCAACGCGGATGGGTAATGGACTGGTCAACAGAGGCAAGGCCGGTTTGGTATCAGGATCCCTATGCCAAACCTTGGACTGAAGAAGATAAGCGCCTATGGGCCGCTAAACGGGCCGCTAGTGCCACCGCGCAAGACAAGGCATATGAACGTGCCGCCGATCAAGCTGCGGTTATCCTGAGGTCTGCAAAGCCAGATACGCACGGATATTTGACTTACAAGGGATTCAATGATGCCAAGGGTCTGGTGCTGGACGACAAATTGCTGATTCCGATGCGAAATGTCGTCACGAACAAGTTGCAGGGTTACCAGTCGATAGTCTGGAACGCGGAAGAACGGAAATACGACAAGAAAATGCTATACGGAATGCGGTCTCGAAATGCTGTCCTGTACATGGGCGATCGTAAAGTCGAAGAGACATGGCTAGTCGAGGGCTTTGCAACTGGGCTGTCTCTTCGGGCTGCTCTGAAATCAGTCGGTATTGCGGCGTCGGTCGTGGTGACATTCTCAGCATCAAATCTGATAGCAGTAGCTGATCAGATACTCGGCCAGAGATTCGTTTTTGCTGACAATGACGCATCAGAGACGGGCCATAAAGCGGCTGCAGAGACTGGATTACCTTGGACAATGGCGGATAAAGTAGGACATGACGCCAACGATCTTCATGTTGCAGAAGGACTTTTTGCGGTTGTTGCAAAAATAATGGCATTGCGTGTAAAAAGTTCTTGACATTCGGTGAGACAGTTATTAATATTCAAATGTCCGGGAAAAAACGGGCCGCGTGTGGAAGCGCTAAAAAGGAAACCGGGACAAGACCCATTAAGATGGGGGTAAGGCAACCAGTTTCCGGTTTCGCTGGCTTCCACCGCCCCAACCCCACCTTAATGGGTTTTTCTATTTCCGGGCCGACATGAGATTCTATCGGTGTAGGGGAGTAAGCGAAGATGGCTCCTGTGAAAACAGTCCAGAGTGCATCCCCGGAACGTTCTTACCTCATGTTGGATTGGCCGAAAGAAGACTGCTGAACGGCATCTGTGGAAACTGAACTGAGGCTCCTGAGATAATTTCAAAGGAATGAAGCTAAGGTTCGGTCGGGGACAGACAGACTTGGCGCATCAACGCCAAAAGCCCTGATCTATGAACGGATGATGCTCTCCGTTCTGGCAGACTGACCGACGACGTGACGGAGCAGAATGTCCAAGTATCCCCACCCAAATAATCAATTTTGGGTTGGGGATTCTTTGACTTCCTTCCCTCCTCTGCTCATGAGCAATTTTTTACCTGTCGTAATAGAAAAAGGGAAAATAAATGGGATATTTCTACAATCCCAAAAAAAAGAACACTGCGGCGCATATTTGGACTGGTACAGATACTTATTGTCGAATGTTCAGTACTGGAGGATTGAATCCGGGGATTAAGAAAGTATTTGATACCACAATGGGGAAAAGGGTTTGCCAAATGTGTCAGACAAACTATGATAAATATCAAAATAAGGCATCTTGATTGATGCTATTTTTTTACCCATACAATCAAACTTGGTGTTAGACTGTAAGAACACTAACGGAGGAAGCATGGATCACTTGGAAGAAGCGCATTACTTCACCAGCCCAATCTACATGGTCAAGAAAGAGGAATACCTTGAACCGGTGCGGGAAGTCTCGAATCGTTACTTGGCTGATTCAAAGATCCACACCGCGCAAAATGGCCAGATCGTGACGATGACGACGAACTACTCTCATGAGCCAGCACTAAGGGAATTTGGCCAGTATGTCAGCCAGACAGCATTCAACATCTTGGCCAGTCAAGGATATGGCATGGAAACTTTGGTCACCGTGATGACTGAGATGTGGACGCAGGAACATAGCAAGTACAGTTCGATGGACATTCATACCCACGGGATGGGCGCCCAAATTAGTTGTTTTTACTTCATTGATACACCTGCAGATGGGAATAAGCTGGTGATCCATGATCCGCGATCAGCCAAGACAATCATCAATCTTCCGGAGAAGGACGACAACATAGTCACGCCGGCTTCGAAGTACGCGGTGTTTAATGCTGAAGCCGGAATCATGGTGTTTATAAACGCATGGCTACCACATTCATTTACGCGAAACATGTCGGATGAACCGTTTCGATTTGTGCACATGAACTTGTCGGTGGCTTTGGCGCCACGGCCAGAGGTGGAAATACTATGAAATACCGGATCCGATTCAATAAGACGCGTGGCCAGCCCAATAGAGGATCAATGGATCACGTCTGGCGAGTATTCGATGAGACTGGCAAAGAATGGATTTGCAAGCATGTTGTTCTGCATGTTCCAAGTTCTGGTGAAAAAGAAGCAATGTCGGAAGACTGGAACATCGTCTGCTATGGACAACTATCGAGCAATAAGGAAACTTCGACAGTGAAGATCAGGCCGCTATGACACCCGAAGAGACATTGAAGATGGCAGAAATGCATGCACGCAGGATGCGGGTATTCATGGCTGAAGGATTGAAGGAATCGGATGCATACGATCTGGCTGACAATTTGCTGGATCGTGACTTGAACATTGCTTGGGACGATCGGAGGGTATGTTTTGAATGCGCCAATCACGTTAATAAGCTCTGTGTGGCAAAGTTGGATCGTCGGGGAAAACCTAGCCAGCAACTACGTTTTATACCTCAGAGGTGTGATCAATTTAATCGGAAAGGAACAAAGAAATGATTTCGAAATCGGACATTGCATTTGCGGCATATTTTGGATATTGGTTAGGAAAACTTGGTGGGGAATTACAAAAAGAAGAAATATCTATTACTGATTCACAGAATTTATTGTTAGAACTGCTTCTTGGCAAAGATGAGGGAGCATTGCAAGCTTTGCATCAATTGCGAAAAATGTTTAATGACGACATCAATTCACTTAATGAATTGGAAAACCAAGGATACGACAATGACCAGATCACTTGGAATTGATCCCGGCTTATCTGGTGCGCTAGTAATCCTCGAAGACGATCAGCCGATTGAATGGATGCGTATGCCGGTCTATCTCGTTGGAAAGAATAAACGAATCAATGGATCCGCCTTGGCCGCATTTATTGGCCACATGATCATTGATCAAGCTTATGTCGAGCAGGTCGGAGCCATGCCGGGTCAGGGTGTATCCAGTATGTTCACCTTCGGTCATGCCACCGGTACGGTAATGGGTGTTCTGGCTGCGTTGGAGATCCCGGTAATCAATGTATTACCGGGTACATGGAAAAAGCGTTCCGGAATCATTGGGAAAGACAAGGATGGTTCTCGATCGAAAGCCATTCAACTGTGGCCAGCATGGCGCGAACTGGACAAGAAGGGAGCCGGTCAAGCCTATGCTGATGCCGCAATGATTGCGAGGTATGGACATGAATGATGACATCAATAAAGCAGTCGATTATCTCTACACCCATGGCCAGAAGTATGCTGAAGCCAAAGCACAACGAGTGTATATCGAGGAATTCCGAAAAAGCCAAAAAGCGATCCTGATGAAAGCAGCACAAGCTGATGGCCGCGCAAAAAGCTCTGCAGCAGCCGAAATGGAGGCTTATGCAGACTTGACTTACTTGGAGCTTCTGAAAGCCCTACAAGAGGCTACAGAGGCCGAGGAAGCCCTTCGTTGGGGGTTGGTATCGGCACAGGCTCGAATCGACGTCTGGAGGTCTCAGGAAGCCTCCAATCGAACCATGGATAAAGTGACTCTATGAACAACCATCTGACAGATGCAGAACGACGACATATCGGAAAAGTGAAGGAACTTCCTTGCTCAGTATGTGGGCAGGAAGGCCCGTCTGATGCCCATCACATCAAACAGCATCGGCAATATACGGTAGTGGCATTGTGTAAATCTTGCCATCAAGGCTCAAAAATGGGTTGGCATGGCGAAAAAGCAGCATGGCGTATTGCCAAAATGGACGAATTGGATGCATTAAATCAAACACTTAAAAATTTATTCAAAAATAAGTAAAAAGTTGTTGACATACAATCTAACTCGGAGTTATAGTTCTCTCACTGCAACTGATGCAGGTTAAACAAGGAGATCCAAATGACTACCGAAATCCAAGCAACGATTCAAACCGCCGCTTTCGTTGAATCACTGGTCAATCCGATTGACCAACTGGCTGTACTTGATCGTCAGCTCAAGGCTTTGACCGCGCAGACTAAGGCACTCAAGGATGACCTCGCCAACACTTACGGTGAAGGCAAGTTTCGTGGCGAACAGTACGGTGTTCGTATCACCATCGAACAACGCAAAGGTACTGTTGATTACGCTGGCCTGCTGGCATCTCTGGGCGTTACTGAAGAGCAGGTTGAAGCATTCCGTGGAGAAGCAATTGCTGTCATTAAGGTCGCACCAACTGCTTAATCTTTTGAGGGGCACGGCCCCTTCAAGAAACCATTTTAGGAAAATCAAATGGAAGAACAGAAAAATCCCCTTGCCGCCAAACTGGCAGCAGCGCGAGCATACATAGCCAAGCGCAAGATCGACGTGTACAAAGGGCAGTTGACACCCACCAATGCAGCAAGTACGGATGTGGCAGAAACGTGGGCCAAGTACCGCAAGCAAGTGCAGAACCAACCAACGGTAAGGAGATACAAATGAACCGCGACGGATGGGTGTTTGTAGCTGTTGTATTTTTTTCTACGGCAGCTATTTTCTACAACCTTGGCTACCACGATGGTAAAGACATGGGGGTTCAATGTCCGCAAACCAACGCTGGTGAACGGCTGCTAAGTAGTGACCAGAGAAGTTGCCAGTACGCTCAACAAGTGTCATATGGCAGAGCGATCAGGAAAGTAAGGGTAGCAAGATGAATAATGAAATAGAGCGAGAAATCACCGCCCTCCGCGAGCAGCTTGCCGCAGTGAGCAAGGAACATGATGCGATGCTGCCTGATTACGAATTGAAACAAGCAATGCGGAAAAACTACGACGCAGCAAAAAAGCATGAAATTTCTTATATCCGTTGGAATGTTGAAGACATCTACGCTTCCATTGCCGCAACTAAGGAGCAAGTGAAATGATCTACACCACACTCAAAAAGATTCGGGCACACCGCCCTTGCGAAGAAGGTTGGTCAAAATTGCTTAAGAATCTGAACAAAATCAAAGCAGACGACGAGCCATTGGCGCTTGATGTGATTCTCGACAGCAACGGCTTAGACGATACGATTTGGTGTCTGCGCTCTGTACCCGAACATAATAACTTATGGCGATTGTATGCGGTTTGGTGCGCTCGCCAAGTTCAACACTTGATGACGGATCAACGAAGTATCGATGCTCTGGATGTGGCAGAACGATATGGCAACGGCCAAGCTACTGATGCCGAATTGGCTGCTGCGTGGTCTGCTGCGGGGGATGCTGCGGGGGCTGCTGCGTTGGCTGCTGCGCGGGCTGCTGCGTCAACTGCTGAGTGGTCTGCTGAGTGGTCTGCTGCGCGGGCTACTGCGCGGGCTGCTGCGTCAACTGCTGAGTGGTCTGCTGAGTGGTCTGCTGCGCGGGCTGCTGCGTCAACTGCTGAGTGGTCTGCTGCGTTGGCTGCTGCGCGGGCTACTGCGCGGGTTGCTGCTTCAACTGCTGCGTGGTCTGCTGCGTGGTCTGCTGCGCGGGCTGCTGCGTCAACTGCTGCGTGGTCTGCTCAAACTGCAAAACTCCGAGAGCTATTGGCAACAACACCGAACGAGGAAATACAACTGTTTAGAGGCCACTAACCATGACTGTACTCACCGTAACACGGGCTGAAGCCATCGTGCTGGCAGCGGCGGAAATTTGGAGGAGTACGAAGGGATGAGCCGAGCAATGTCTAAATGCTGATGGTGTAGCGGTTACCCTATACGCCGCCTCTCAACCAGCAACTGACAAGGAATCCTTGACGGTTCAATCAGCAGACAAGGTTATTCAGGAGGGAAAATGATGGGATTTTCTTGGCTTGAAGTCGCAATAGTGGCCGCGATTTTATTGATACTTTCGGCAGCTGGATTGGGCGCATATAACGAAAGAAAGCGACCAACAATTGAAATAAAAAAAGACGAGTGGGACTGTATTGTCTCAGAGAAAAGAACGCACCTTCAAACAATGATAATAGAAAAAATGACAATGCTGCAACCGATTACAAGCGATGTTTGCGTGGAATATCGCAGGCATAAGGGAGAGTGAGCGATGGATTACGCTGGAAAACCAAGGAGAAAGAAGCATGATTATTAAACTTACAAATGTATCGATTGGTATGGAAGGAAAACCATTGTTGATCAATTTTGCCCATGTCAGATCTGTATATCCATTTTTGAGACAAGACAAGAAGGAAGTCACAATCATTTATGCAGGAAAAGATGAAGCATGGGAAGTCAAAGAGACGCTGGCTGCGATTTACAAACTGGTAGGTGCGTAATGGAAGATAAAGACTTGAGAGACTTTTTTGCTGCTACTGCCTTGTCGGGGTTGCTGGCGAACGACAAATGGCTTAGTGTAGCTACCCCCAACAATCACATCCTGATTGCAACACGGGCATACTCATTGGCTGACTCAATGTTGAAAGCACGCAAAGATGAGAAATAGATCAAGAAACCAAGTCAGTAAAGGGACGATCTCAACAATTCTTGCTTATGTTGGGAAAAATCCGTTGAAGACGGCTACTGAAATATCGTACGCAATCGATGTATGCATATCCTCAGTGCACCGAGCACTGGCAGACCTGCAGGCTCAAAATCTTGTGATTAAACGGAGCAAATTCCGTTATGTATGGGGTAATGTCGATGAAAAGACAATTGCCAATAAGCTACCACCGCCACGATCAGAAAAACCTAGTCATACATCTATGTTCAGACACCCCATAGTTCTTTGGGTATTGGGTGACGGTAGGCGTGCCGGGCATATTGTTGGGCACCGGAATAGTCCTAATTGGGAAAAACAATGACTCAATCAATGATACCCAAAGAATTGGATGATTTCCGTCGGAATACAAATCAACCCAGATTCAACTGGAAATCCAAAATGTGCTCTTCCTGCAAGAAAACCAGATCTGCCGGCCAATTCATCAAAAAAGGGCTCAAATGCAAAAAATGTCTGGGAATAAAATAATTTACAAAACAGTTGACACATACCGTAACTTTCAGTTATAGTTCTCTCACTGCCACCGAGGCAGGTTAATTGAGGAGATCTAAATGAAGCCAATTTCAATTGAAACTACCGTTGTAGGAATTCCGGCGATCGTCAATGTGACCTACTATCATCACCAGAAGCCCAATCGGCGCGCTGACAATGATTATGACTATTACGGCTACGAAGAGATGGAATACGAAGTCTGTGACCGTCGTGGAAGAATTGCGCCGTGGCTTGCAAAAAAAATTGACAAAAATGCCGACGAGGAAATCAGGCAAACAATCATCAATTATTTTGAGGAAGAATGATGGAAGACTTTAAGACAATGATCAAGATGGTGTTCGACACCAGAAGTATGGAGTCGGCCATGAGTTATTGTGACTTCATCGCGGATCTCATCAAGGCATTGCTGCCCGGCGCATCGAGCGGAAACATCAAAGTTGGCCCAGTACAATATGACTTGCATTCGACTGATGGCTACATGGTCAGTACGACCAAAAAACTGGAGGCCGAATACCTTGGCCGCAAATACATGATCACTATTGAGGAGATCCCCAATGGAAACGAAGAAACCAAGTAAGCCAATTGCGCCATTGCCCGCAAAGAAAACCAAGCTCAAGCCTGATCCAGTACAGACCTATGGAATGCCACAAGAGGTCTCAGACTGGATCGAAAGGGCCAACAGCATCATCAACAGCCTACGCAATCAGGTAGCCGAGCTGAAGCAAGAGAATGCGGATCTGAAGTCCTATCGCAAATTTGCAGAAAAACGCATCCTGAGAAGCGAACAGGAATAAACAAAGCCTGCACGAATAGCACTTCACAACAATCAATTAGATGATGTATCCTCTGGTTATGCGCTGAAAAGATCGCGCGCCAAGAGGACAGTCAAATGACCCCACGCAAGCCAGAACACCTGAAACTTAAGGTAGGACGCAAGACAGACTACAACGAAGATATCGCAGCAGAGATATGCGTAAGGCTGTCATTAGGAGAAAGCCTACGCACAATCACTAAGGACAGCCGTATGCCTAGCCAGCAGACTGTCTATACTTGGATATTCAAGTTCCCGGAATTTATGGAGCGCTACACACGCGCACGGGAAGAACAGGCTGAGACGCACGCTGATCAAATCGTTGATATTGCTGATGAAACTCCTTCCTTGATGCCGGTGATGGACAAGGAAGGTAACGTTATCGAAGTCAAGATGGATTCGGCTTATCTTCAATGGCAGAAGAACAGGATGGACGCCCG